TTTATCTGCTGTAGCGTTAGCGTTTATAGGTTCCTTACCTAAGAAGGTGTCCACAGGGTTGCTGCTACGATCAAAGAACCCAAAACCTTCGCGACCAAACTGCCCCTCACCAGAAAAGAACCCTTTGTTTGCGTTCATGTTCCTAAAGCCCTGACTAACGCCACCAACCAAGCCGCCCATAATGCCCGCCTTTAGGCTGTCCTTAAAGTTGTTGCCCATAGCAAGAGAACTAATGCCAGAGCCCAAAAACCCTGAAGCTATTGCACCCATTCCGGGGAATAAAGCGTTTGCTGCCAACGGAATAACAATAGGCGCAGCCATCTTAACGATCTTCTTAACGCCGCTAATAATCTTCTTCAGAAAAAACTCTTTGTTACCCGTATAAGGGTTTACAGAGTTAGCCGCGTTGCCAACCGTGTAACGCGACATGTCCATGTCATTGTCACTAAAAACCTCCGCCATAGCGTTTCTGATCCGCGGATCGCGGGCCATGTTCCGGTCTATGATAATCTCGTCACGATTAACGTGAGCCAGTTCCGTATCACCGTTACGGCCCATCTGAGCCATGCGGTTTGCTACGTCGCCCATAGAGTTAATGCCGCGAGGTTGACCAAACGCAAGTACGTTGTCAGGCATTTCATCCATGTTAGAGGTTAAGAAAGACCCCACCCCGCCCTCGGGAAAATACATCTGTTCTTGCATCACATCGCCCCTTTGATCTGGACTGTATCAGACCGATTAAAACTTTTCCATGTATTTATCATGTGGTCACCGTCACGGTGCCGACCAAACCACTTCCTAAAACACCCGCGGGAAACGGTTTAAAAGGTAATGGTATTCTTAAAACACCGTCAACAACAAAAATAGAACCTTCTTCTAAACCCGAATCATTGCTTGGCAATTCGGTTAGAACTAAAGTAGTGTGTCTACCTTCTCCGGGGTTTTGCATTTGGTCTAAATATACAGCAAAAGACCGAATAATTTCATTAAAGTACGACTGTTCGTATCCCTGCGGAGGAATCGGGAAAAACGGGCGAACTAGATTCCTAGACATTAACGCCTACCGTCCGGTCTAACTTCAACTCGGGGTGTGCCTAACCGCCAAGCGGTTTCGGTTCCAGTGTTTTCTATTTTTAAATTAAACGATCTTCCGCGCAGGCGGGTTCTGATTTCTTTTGTAAACTGTTCTACAGGAATTGAAGAAGTTTTGCTTACGGAGTTAGCATCGGTATGCAAGTAATTGCCACCCGGAAAGTTTCGAACCCCTAGTGTAAAGGTAACTGCGGGATTAGTTGTTGTAGAATCTCGGAAAGTTATGTCAGGAATAATTCTGGACAAAAACGCGAACTGGTCTCCATCACCTAAATCTATCTGGCTACTTTCTATGTGAGCTAATAAAGCTGTTGCTGGTGCAGTGCTGCCATCATCAAAGCCGCTTTCATGCTCATAAAGATAGTGGTCAGAGCTTGCGGCTATAGGTAGCTCATCAACACCACGATCTACCCAGCAAGTGCGGCTTAGATTGCCATAATACCATACTTGTTGTTCATAGTTGAACACAACATAACGGTCATTTTCTTCGCTGTTCTTAGAAGGGTAAAACCACCAAATCTCTGAAAAGGCAGTGTTAGTTGCCGCCGAAACTTTTTCTATCTGGCTTTCATTAAAGTCAGAAAAAACATAATCTCGGACAGTACACGGAAGTCGTTTTACCGCGCCTGCGTAGACATAAAATTCTTTTCTTCCCATCCAAAAAACGCTGTCATTAACAGCTACTGCGCATAAGGGGCTTGCGGTAGTAATGTTTTCAGAAACGGTGTTAATACCAAATGTAAACGGCGGTCCAAGAAACTGCATGGCGTGTAAGGAAACGTCTGTAAACACCAAGACTTGCTGCCTAGTCTCTACTGCGGTTATGATTTCGGAACCCGCGCCAATTCTTAAATCACCCGCAGTGTTAGTAACGGTAGAGGCCCAATCAGTTAGACTTTCTTGACTGCCAAACCTAATAAGTAGGGGGTCTTGTTTGCCAATATCTGTTTCAGGGTCACAACCAAACGCTATAATATGCCTGTCTTTGTCCGAAACAAGTATTTGTTTGGCTACGGTCGGAGTTTTGTTTGCGTTTAATAAACCAGAAAGTAAAACCGCACGGTTGTTCAATCCATTGGATTTTTTCCAATAGTATATACCACCATCTCTAACATTTATTAATAAGTCTTCACCAAAGTTGTCGTGGCTCCAAATTCTTAAAGTAGCGCCAGAGACTGTTAAGTCTGAAGCTGACCCCCACGTACCACGGCTCCACGTACCCGCTCCCCACCCCGTTCCCTGAATGGTAGTGTCTAATCCAGTGTTAATTTGGTACGCACCTACGGCAGAACCGCCGCCGTTGTTGCTGTCGCTAGTGTTAGCAAACACCAGAGTGGGGTTTAAACCCGAAGAAGTAGTTATATCTGAAATGGCAGACGCGGTTCTGGCTTCAATTTGAAAAACAGTGGAAGAAACAATTTTTGTGATCGGATACTCTTGGTTAAGAACTGCGGGAATAATAACCCCGCCAAGAGATGCCGCGCCCGAGAAAGTAACAAAATCATCTTTCACTGCGCCGTGCCCATCCGCGTCTGTAACAGTCAGTGTGGCGCAAGTAACCGGATCATTGTTTGAGTGTGATGCAGCGATAGTGCCGTTAACACCGCGAGTGCAGCTTGTTAACGTTGCGCTGGTAATACCTACATACCGTATTTGTTCTGTACCTATTAGAATAAGACCGCCGCCTGTTGGAAAACCTGCGGCGCTATTTAAAACAATAGATTGTATTGAAGCGTTAATATTGCCATCTAACGTATTGGCCCCTGCACCAAAAGTGACCGCGGAAGAAGCCACGCGTATAGGCGTTATGTCCTGATAGGCACCTCCTTCATTAATATAGTATTTAAGTGACGTACCTACACCAATAAACTTTTCTCCAGACAAAGCCACCCAAGGATGCAACGCACGGCAAGTACCCAAGAAGTTATATACAGACTGACGTACCCAACCGCCTATTTTTTCAGGGAACCCCATACGAAAACGAACCTTGTCGCTATCAAACCAACCGCCTTCGTTACTATACGAAGTGGTTTCTCGGTTTATTCCGGGCTTAAACTGTAGCTTTGTTAGCGGCATATATCACCTTTAAAAAGATACGCCGAGACGCGCTCATTTATGTCTGGCATTGTCAAAATAAACTTGCTTAACCCAAGCTGTTACGTCAACAATGTCTTTGCTTGCCTTTGTAAAGTCTGGGTGGCAAAATGCTGATTGCATAACTTTTTCTCTTGCGTCTTTCATTTCATCATGCACGACTTTAATTTTGTACATCAATTCTGGGGGGATAAGTTTCATTCAACCACCTTTTGAGGCCACTCTTCAAGATTAAGCAAGGGCCAATTTGAAGAGTTTTCAAGATTTCTTAAAGTGGCACGGTACGTTACCCAAGCAGTTGTCATGGTGGGAGTGTCCGAAAGACCCATCCAATCTGTTGCTTCAAGTAATTGCTTTACAACGGACATTGTAACTTCACTGGTCATAGAGTTAGGCCAATGCTTGCTATACAAGTTTAACACTGCTTCATCATACATTGCTTTATCCTTTAAACTCTATTATGACAGCTTGTCCCACCTGAAAACCTTTTCCCGCTGTGCCAAAACTGTTTGCTCCGTAGGATTTTGGTTCTCTAGTAAACAATGGAGCAGAGGTTGGCCCGAACAACAAAACTAAGTCTGATGGAGTTATTCCAAAAGTCGCTCCATCTGCACCCGTTTCAAAGTCGTAATGCCCATAATATGTACCAGAATCATATCCTTCCGAAGTGGGTTGTACGTTAGTCCCACCAGAAGGTAGGTAGAACTCTTTTCCTACATAATTTGTCCAAGCAACAGCATTACTATCCCTGCTACCCCCTGCTCCACCAGCAGTTGCAGTGCCATCGTTGCCCCCTAAACCGCCACCGTGTCTCATGTTTTGACTACTGTTTCGGCTTGATACCCAAGTAGTACCGTCATATCTTTTGCCTGTCCCAGAATTTGAAGTGCCACTGTAGCATCTTCCACCAACACCCGCTGGTGAACCGCTTCCAGCCCCTCCAGAAAGGACAAGATTAGCGTTGCTGTAGTAAGTTCCAGAGCTCCCTCTGCCCTGACCACCATTAGCGTTGAAATCGCCACCACTGGCTACTCCACCATTAGCGTTGAATGAAACAGGGTTGTAAGACAATCCACCTTGCGGGTATCCTGCGTACATATCAACCCCTGTGCCGTTTACACGTAGTCTAGAAGCGCTATTTGGATTGCCAACATTTGATTGATCCTGCACTATATAATTTCCAGAAATGGTCAATGACGAAGGCAAAGAAGATGTAATTAACTTTTCAGAATAAGAGCTTCCACCACAACCAGCAGAGAAATACACGGAACTTCCGCTAACTTGTCCATAGCTTACTACAGCTTGTCCACCTTGCATGAATATGCCAATAGACGTAGTTCCTGCGCTTATTGTTCGTGTCTCTGAATAGTTCGAATTATTGCCGGAATTATGAAAACGATTTATTATTGCCGCCGATGGCATATCAAAATCTGCCACCCAATGAGTGCTATCAACGCCTACAATAATACCAAGACCATCTGCTTCCACTATCTTTGACGGCATTATTCTAGAGTTCATATACACAGTGCCAGATGCGGCCCTTACTATTACATCTGAGTCTGTGGTGTTTCTCAAACCAAAAAACAGTCCCGCCGCTGCTGTAGGTAATTTAAGAATAGCCGCTGAATTTGTAATATAGACTAAAGAACCAGACTGAGCAGCCGAAAGAGTGGTCACTCCACTGCTACTAACTGTTACAACGCTTCCCATAAAAGCGCCACCAGCAGCGGCCCAACTTAAATCTGTACCGTCCGAAGTCAGAACAGTATCAGCGGCACCTTTGGCTAATCTAGCCGTTGCGCCAGAAGCATTGCCGTACAGGATACTGCCGCGAGTAATGGCATCCAGTTGGTTTAATTCAGTAGCGGTAGATGTAACGCCATCAAGAATATTTAACTCAGCAGTGGTAGACGTAACTCCATCCATAATGTTGAGTTCTGCGGTTGTAGCTGTAACGCCGTCCATAATGTTGAGTTCTGCGGTTGTAGCTGTAACGCCGTCAAGAATATTTAATTCAGCCGCAGTGGACGTAACGGCTGTACCGTTAATAGAAAGCGCGTCCGTTTCAAGAGTTCCATCAATATCTACGTTACCACTAATATCTAATGACGTACCTGTTAAAACTCCCGTAACGCCAAGAGTGCCCCCAACAGTTGCGTTGGTAGTTACAGCTAGATTAGTAACGCCTAACGTGCCAATCTCTGCCATAGCTGCGCCAGACCCTGCGCCGTCTGAGTAAACAATCTTAGTTTGCCCTGTTGGAATTGTTACGTTGGCCCCAGAGCCTTGCGAGATAATAATACTTTGAGAGCCGCTTGTGCCGTTTTCAATGTACCATGTTTTGCTAATAGAGTTGGGCGCAATTGTAATAGTGCAGGTGCTGTCCAGCGTTCCTGTATACTTCAAATACAGAGAGCGACCCGGATCGGTAGCTCCATCTGCAATCGTAGTGGTGTGCGTATCGGCGTTGGTAGTAATGGCTTCGGTGCCAAAACTAAGAGCCTCTGCAATTAATTCAAGGTTTGTATTAGTTGTAGCGCCCCATGTACCAGATTGTTCGCCATCGCCAATCTCTTCTAGCCGAAGATCGTTTCCATATGTACTAGCCATGTGAGTTTCCTAAGCAGATAAGTTGTTTAGTTTATACCGCGCCTATCGTTAAGACGCAATGTTTTTCAGATTACGCGACTACGGGTATCCAATTTGTGGTGTTATCAGGGATAATCTCGTTCCAAACAAACGCGTTATTACCCACCTCTCCTACAGCCGATACGCCCGTTACAGAAAACTCTTGGTTCACACTAACAGTACCTACTGCGCCTGTTCCAGATACGCCTGTGGCATAGTATCCAAAAGAAACAGTAGCCGCGCCAGAAGACCCCGTTCCCGCTACCCCCGTAACAGTATGATTAGCTTTACCTTGAACAGTGACAGAGCCAACGCCGCCCGTACCATACACACCTGTAACAGATATATTGGCAGAGCTTGTCTGTGTTATGCTGCCAACTGCACCTGTTCCTGAAACCCCAGTTGCATTTGAGTTAGCTTTACCGCTTACCGCCGCAGAACCAGAAACACCTGTACCCGATACACCATTTACAGTTTGACTTACGCCGCTGGTGTTACTTGTCGTACCTATTGCCCCAGTGCCAACAACCCCTGTTGCTGATTGGTTTACAGAACTTGTTTGAGTTATACTGCCTACTGCGCCTGTACCTGTGATCCCTGTTGCGGGTATGTTAGCCGTTAGGTCTATTGTAACGCTACCTGTCGAGCCTGTACCTACAACACCACTTGTGATATTGGCGTTAATACCTATTCTTGTTACGGCAGCGCCTACTGAACCTGTCCCAGAAACACCCGTTACAGGGATTGCTGAGTTTGACGATACAGAGGTTGCACCGACTGATCCAATGGAATTAAGACCAAGTACCGCAAGATTGCCATCAGACTCAGTTACAACAGTGTTGAGCGCAGATGTGCCGCTAACCCCTGTAACTGCTATGTTAGCTGCGCCCGTAGTGGTCACTGACCCTACTGACCCTGTGCCTGTTATACCTGTAGCAGTTAGGTTTGCGACTCCAATAACCGTTGCAGAACCTACTGATCCCGTGCCCGTCAGACCTACAGCCGTTATTTTGGCAGCGCCAATAGTTGTTACAGAACCTACTGATCCTGTGCCAGCTATACCCGTAACAGGTTGAGTAACCCCGCTGGTAGTGCTTATACTACCAACAGCCCCAGTACCTGCTACGCCTGTAACAGATACTCCTACTTGTAGACTATTCCAAGAGCCAGAACTCCAACCGCCACGGCCCCAGCCAGAAAAAGGTAGTGGCATGGGTTATCCCCTCAATTAGGCGATACGGATAATAGCGTTACTTGCGTCTGCGGTTGGCATCACTACTGTAAAGTCACCAGAACTTGCGGCTTTATCTCCACCAAAATCAAGCACACATACGGTTGGATCACCCGAAGCTGCCTCGTTGAAGATTAAAGCGCCTCGCACAGCAGAAATAGTCACGTTGCTAAATACAACGTTGTTCATGTCTACGAGAGCAGTTGTTCCAGATGCAACAGGAGTAACCGTAGTTACCGCATTGCCTTTAGCGGTGTAGTTTGTACCACTAACCTCATTTCCAGAGGTATACGCGGTGGTAGCCGCATTAAAACTTGCGCTGTTGGTGTACATCGCCAGCTTAAAGATGTTAGATGCAGCGGTAAAATTGTGGACACCCTTCAAAACTTCAACTTTGAAAGAGGTACACATAAAGTTTCCTGAGAATGCCATTTACATTTTCCTTATATATTCGGCTAGTTTTTTATGACCAGCATCACTGATTGCATTATATACAGTAGTTCTATCGCTTTGGATAGCCTGTTTCATGTAGACTGCAATTACAGCCTTCATACGTTCCTTGTGAGCCAAGGCTTGATCTCTTATAGCTGGCGGCGCGTCATTTGATACGATCATTAACCTATCAACGCACAATTCCGCAACTTCTTCAGGGGTGAAGCCTCGGTTATTAGTAGTCTTAACCCCAACACTACCAACAGACATTTCAAATGGCATGTTCATCACTGTTTCCCTCTTATAATCATCCCAGTACGATATTCATCTGTAACTTCTTTTGATTCGCCCAAAGATTTCAAGCCCATTATAGCTTCCCCAAAACGTTTTTCATATATTTGCTGCAAGTCGGGTTCACCCTTCATAAATATATACGCTTCCATCAAACTACCGTACAACAACGCGACTTCAGCATTTTCACTAAGCCAAGTCTCAGTGGCGTCTGAACCTATTGTTGTCAATGTACCAGTAGCCCCACTAGAGCTTCCTGTTAACGTTTCTCCCACCACAAAATCTCCTGCGGGGATCACGACACTCAAGGTACTAGCGTTTGTAATAGAAGTGACTTTTGAAGACTGCAAGCTGGTTGAACCTGTAACATTATCCGAAGTTGTGAACGTTCCGTTGACGTTGGAGAGAGTTATAACAAAAATGCTAGATGTTATACTAGCTGGACGGTAAAAATAATGTAATTCCGCTGGAAAGTCGCCGCTAGGACTAGGCCCTAAAATAAAATTTTCTACATCAAATTGTGCATAAAATCTAGGCAACCCTTTTGTTGCAGGGTTTGGGTTAAATGATTGAACAAAATCAGGGTCTTTAAAATCAACAAATATTTCTTCGTTACTTGAAGTGTATGACAAGGAAAACGGCGCTAGAAAATCAGATGGAACGGCTAAATACTTGCTTGTGTCTGACATAACTCCCGTTGCATTTTTTCTAAAAAGACTAAGCTGCACGTTTTTTAAGATGCGTTCTTCTGAGTTTTTTATAAACACGGGTAGGTTTCGGACAAACGTAGGCTCGTCATTCTCGGTATAATCTTTTATCGCGGTTTTTAGCGTTGTGTATGTATAGCTCATTTGTTCACCTATGGTGTCACACTATTGTTATGTTTCCGACCATACCACTGTGGTTGGTGCATTGATATACTAAGGAAGAGTCAGAGGGCTCATGCGGAACAATGAACTGTGTTAACCCTGTAGTGGAATTATAGTTCTCAGTAACCCCTGTTGTAAAATTAGACCCGCCTGCCGATACTCGTATCTTTAAAGGATGGGCACTTACATTAGCCGCGTTATTTAAAAGGTACGTGTGGCCTTTGTAGAAAGTAAAGTTTGGGTTGTTTCCAGATGTGGCTCCGGGGCCAGTAAATGTATAAGCAGTCGATCCGTTTACACCCGCCGTGTATTTAGTCACAGGTCCAGTTGTCTCATCATTTAATCTAACCCACGCGGCAGCGTGAGCGAAGTACAACCCTCCTGTCGCGTGAACGTGCGCCACTGCGCCATGATATGTTCCCGCACTAGGTAAGTCGCTTAAATTAGCGTAATAAAAAACAATCTTATTTGCTCCAGAACTTACGTTAATAAGACCGTTACTGTCTATTATATCGGTGAGTGTAGAGCCATTACCAACCGCAGCATATATCTCAGTGAAGTTTGCATTTATTTTGGTGGCACCAGAACGAAGAGTATCTCCATTGCCATCGTTTGCGCTACTTCCTATACCTACTGTTTGTTTAGTCATGGCTTAACCCTCGTCAAAAGTATCTGTTGTTGAATCTAGCGTAACCGACGTACTGTCAAATCTTGGTGCAGACCCTGCAATTACGCTAACTGTACCTACGGCACTAGACCCTGCTATACCTGAAACGGCAATACCTTCCTCTACAATGGTTACCGTACCCACATTACTTGAACCCGACACTCCTGAAACGTTGACCGAAACACCTGTTTCGCCCGAGGTGGTGACGGTTACCGCGCCCAAACCAGTGGTTAAAAGAGGCGTTGTTTCAATAAGAGTAGGTAATTGCGTTTTCCCGCTAGTAGACCAGTTTCCGTTTCCAAGATAAACAATCCCATTTGTGGTCACCACTTGAAAAGTATTAGTTCTATCCGGTGTTTGAGGTCGGGCGTCTTGAAGAGCTTGCGGATCAGAAACAGTCCTAAACGGACCCAGTTGTGGCTGCTTAGATTCAAACTCGTCCTTGCCAACTAAAAGACCGTTCCACTCCTTTCGCATATCCTTGTAGCGATACCGAAAACCAGAACGATCTGATATTGCATACGCGTTTTTTCCGCTAGCAAAGCTTCCCATTAGCCCGTCCTAAAATATTGATACTGGGGCACCACGTTAAACGAAGCCCTGTCACGATCTTCGGTCATAGCGCGTTCAAACTCTTCTTCATACATGGCTTTTAACAGTTGTACGCGCTGCGGGGCCCGTTTAACCGCAATATAATACGCTAAACCCGCGGCTAAACACGGATAAAACCTAAAGGGCATGTCCATAGTGTTTGTATATGTGTCGGCGTCATCCATGCGCGTAAGAGCGTTGTAGTAAACCACGTCAGTAGCGTTTTCCGGCGCGGGCCACAGTTTTAAACTGGGCGTTACCTGCCTGTCTAAGAAAAACTGGTTTGGTCTGCCCTGAGAGGTTTTGTCGGGTACTGTTTGGTATTCCTCGCGGCTAAGTCTTAACAAAGAATAGTCGATGTTATCTCTACGAATTACTGCCGACAAAATATCAATAACGTCCGGCAATAAGGCGTACTCTCCCGTTCCCTGCGTTAGAGTCACGGTCCTTTGAGCAATCGTCCATTGATTCAAACCGCGGTTAGCCCACTCAGCCAGCATTAAATTCAAGGATCGCTTGGCTGTCTTTAGGTCGTAACCTGTTCTAACCTCCAAACCACAGCGTTCAAAGGCTTCCTCAATGTATTCAGCTACATCTAGCTCAAAATCTACGCTGTCAGATACGGTCATATCATTCCTCGTTATACAGATTGTCGAATATTTTATTAACGTCTAGAGTGTAGTCTAAGTCAGATTTAGAATAATGTACATGCTGAGAAGGTTTGAAGTCTGGAGCGCCCTCTCCCGTCTCAAACCACGCGGGGTGCGTCACACGGACCCTGTTGTTGGGCAAAGCCACGATATTTCCCGTCCATTCCCCCGCGTTTAAAAGCTGTAAGATATGGGCCTGCTTATGTTGAGCCGGATCGTCTGCAACGTCCGTATCGGTGTAATCTACGGTGAACATGTACTTTGCTGGAAAGAACGTGCCGTCAATCTTTGCTAACCACGGGCAAGGGGACGCCCTTTCCAACACATACGCCGCGTGAGTATGTGAGGGACAGTCCCAAGGTTGTGCTTCGTGTACTGCCATCGGTTTAGGCCAATCTTCTAACGGTTCGTCTGCGACTAAAGCTGTTATGGGCATTCTGGCCCACATAGCTCCGCCATGCACATTCTCTCCCCCCTCCTCGTCTACCTCGCAACCCGTGAAAATAAGCTGAAAGCTTAAACAACGGTTTGGCATGGTAGTTACGGCTATTGCCATAGCGTGTAAAAATTCACCATGATAACGTTCATGGTTTACTGTATACTCGCGGCGAACCCAGCACTTAAAGTGTGGGATGTTACTCTGCAAAAAAGGCATTCAGGTTATTTTCTTTTAACCGCGCCGCCTTTAGCGTAACCTTTTTTCTTCATTGCGGCACCGCCTTTAGCGTAACCTTTTTTCTTCATCATAGCGCCGCCCATTTTGCGTTTTACCGCGCCGCCAGACTTCATCTTTTTGACTGCACCGCCAACTTTCATCTTCTTTGCAGCGCCGCCCTTAGCATAACCTTTTTTCTTCATCTTTTTCATGTTACTGATCCTTTTGCTCGTTTTCTACGGTTGTTCATAACAATACCGCAGCCCCGAGGGACTACCCCGTTTTTGTTGGGCGGCGGCGGCTTTCTTTTGGCTTGGGTAGCTTTGATTTCGCCTCCAAGGTACGCAAATTTAACTTCAGCGGCTTTAGTGTTTTTAACGTTTGTTTTACCTTTAGAGCCTTCTCGTTTTTTCTTCTGAGCTGTTGAAGCTCTTTGAGATTGGGAAAGAGAAGCCGCTTTAGACCGAGGCAAGCATCGGTCAGGGTTCTTCTTATCTTTAGAAGTGCCGCACTTACCTTTAATCTTTCCATCGGTTCCAATCCTAACCCAATCTTGGTCTACCCAATCTTTTAACTCGCCCATTATGCTGAAGCCTTTTTCTTGCCCTTTGCGCCTTTAGCATAGTTGGGGTCTTTGCAATACTTGGATGCAGCCATATTGGCATATGCCGAGGGGTATGTGTCAAACGTTCGCTGTGCCCAAGCTTTTCCCGCAGGACAAATTTTACTGCCCTTGGATTTCTTAGAGGCTCCCTTGGATTTGCGCGAGTATGCCATCCGTATTACGCCCTTTTAGTAACAATGCGTTTAAGGACCTTGGCTTGACTTGCGTGAAGCTTAGAAGCTTTTTTTAATCCCTTAACAACTTTTGTAATT